GGGGTATCGACCCGCCTTCTGACCAAATACGGCAGCACTGTTTCGCTGATTCGTGCCGGGGTGAAAGTCTGGGACGCGAACCTTGGCGAATACGTCTTCGGGCCGGATACCGTGCTGCCACTGGCTGGTGTACCGGTGCCGGTTGCCGTTGGGTTGGTCAATGGTACGACGATTCAGGCCGGGGATATGGTCGTCAAGGCGGACGGCGCGGTAGAGCCGAAGATGGAAGATAAAGTTTCGTTCGCAGGCTCGCAGTGGTCTATCGTCAACATCGAGCGCAAGCTGATGAACGACCAGACCCTCGCGTGGTTTATCCAGGTGCGCAAATGAGCTTCACTCTCGACATCAAGAACTTCGTCGAGAAGGCGAAGAAAAACCCCGAGACCGTGGCGCGTCAAGTTTCGTTCAAGCTGTTCAGCGCGGTCATAAAAGGCACTCCGGTCGGCGAAGAGAACGGGGGCCGTCTCCGACTGAATTGGCAAGTCGCGGGAGCCACCCCGGCAACCGGTACGATTGACGGCGTAGATAAGACCGGGGCCAAGGCGGTCGCCATGGTATCGGATTACGTGTTCAAAAACCCCGATTGGAGCGAGTTCACGCTTACGAATAACCTGCCATATGCGCCGGTTGTAGAGTTTGGTGGATACCCCGGAGACGGGCCAAACACGGTGGGCGGCTATTCAAAACAGGCCCCTGCTGGTATGGTTCGGGTTAACGTTGCGCGGTTCAACACGCTGCTCGAAGAAGAAGCGGCCAAGGTGAGATAATGGCGTCCTATTTTGAAGATTTGCCGATAGTTTTTAACAACGCGCTCAAGACGTTCTGCGAAGCCAAAGGGTTGGTCTGCGCCCCCGAAAACAACGACGCACCGACCAGCACCGCGACGCCGTACCTCGCCAGCTTCGTCCTGCTCGCGCCTACTGAGCAAGCCGACCTTGGTTTCACCGAGCGACGGGACGGGATTTTCCAGATTGACATCAATTACGCCTCCGCTCGCGGGCAGAACGCAATTAACAAGACTGCCGACCTGCTGAACGCGACGTTCAAGGCTGGCGCGACTTTCAGGCGCAATGGGATTTGCGCCGAGGTACAATCAGTTAGCTTGGGGCCGCTGATTGTGCAGAATGGCTGGGCCAAGCGACCACTATCAATCAGTTTCATCGCTTTCACAGAGAGGCTTTAAATATGCTGCAACCCTACAAGGGCGCGAACACGGCCCAATTTTACGTCGCCGAGCTGACCCCCGGCGTAACCCCGACGAGCCCGAGCTGGTCGCCGCTGCGCAACACCGGCGGGATTCCGGCTGTAACCCGTGACGCGCTGGTGTCGAACGAGCTGGACGGCAGCCGCGAGGTATCGTCCATCCGCACCGGTAACAAGCAAGTCGCGGGGGAATACGCCATCGAATTGAGCGCGGCCAGCCAAGACGAGTTACTGGCGGGGGCTATGACCAGTTCATGGCAGTCCGGTTCAACTGTTGCGAGCCTGACAATCAACGTGTCAGCGTCCGCCAAGACGTTCACACGCGCGACTGGCGACTTCACCACCGCCGTGGAAGTCGGCGACCTGGTGCGGTTCCCTGGGCTGGCTGGCGGTAATGCGCTGCCGTTTGTCGTGACAGCCGTCACACCCCTGGTTATCACCGGGGCAGCCATCAACCACACCCTGACCAACGAGACCGCCACCGCAAGCGACCTCGTTGTCGCGGATAAACTGGAAACCGGCAACCTGTGCAAAACCTTCTCCGTCCTGACATGGTTCAAGGGTACTTGTGGTGGCGCGGACAGCTACCTGCTGACCAAGGGTGTGGAGTTCTCTGGCTTCACCATCGAGCAGGCGGTGAACGCCATGGTGACTGGCTCCTTCCCGTTCATTGGTCTGAGTCAAGAGATCCTGACCGCGCCGCCTGCGGGTTCTACCTTCACCGTGAACTTCGATGCCCAGCCGTTCGCGAGCGTGGACGTGTCGGCCTTCAACGGCACCGCGCCGCTGAAACTCATCGACACCTTTACCATCACCAACGACAACGCGGCGAGTGCCCAGTTCGAGCTTGGTAACAGCTCTGTGGCGTTTGTCGAGCGGGGCCGGGCGTCAAACACCTTCTCCCTGGCGGGCAAGCTGTACGACACCACGCTGCTGAATCTGTTCCTCAACGAAACACAGATTGAGCTGACCTCGATTCTGGCCGGGCCGGACGGCGCGATGTCGTTCACGCTGAAACGTGCCGACATCACGGCAGCCACTCCAGAAATCGGCGGCCCTGAGTCGGTCACGCTGTCCCTGGAAGGGCAAGCGACCGGGAACAGCATCCAGTCATCCATCGTAATCCAGCGCATCGCGTACTGAGTACAAAGGGCCTTCGGGCCCTTTTTCTTTATCCCGCCTCGTCTGCTATCATGGCCCCATCACCAGCAGAAGGATAAACCAATGGGACTCTTTGATTTCTGGCGCAAAAAGCCCGCGCCTAAAAAGGCCGAGCGGATGACGCTCGCCGACTTTGCCTACGCCGACAAACAAGCGGCGGGCACTATCATGCAAATCCCGCTGCCGAGTGGCGAGGACTCCGGCGAGTGGCTGCGCGTCGTTGGCCCGTACTGTGACCAAGGCGTAACCGCCGCCAGAGACTACGCCCGCGCCTTCACCGCCTTGCGCGACGAGATGGCCCCGCTGGACGCCGAGTGCACCGAAAAGCAGGACTGGACGCGATACAACACCGAAATGAACTGGCGCACCGACGAGTTAAACGACGCCCTGGCGGCTGCCGTTGTTATCGGCTGGTCGCTCGATGACGAGTTCACCCACGGCAACCTCACCGAGCTGCTGAGACAGTACAAGGGCCTGTCCACCTACATCGCCAAGCACTTCCAGGAGAGTCGTAAAGCCCTGCTGGAAAAGTAGAGGCGCTGTACGAATACGCCCAATGGTGCTACGTCGGAAGCCAGAAAAAGCAGAAGTTCGACAGTATCGCCGCAGGGCATGAGGCCGCGCTTATCTCGATGGGTGTTATCCAAGCCGTCGAGAAAACGCAGGAACAGGGGCTAGAGTGCCCTGCCATCTTCACCGACGTGATGGCGAAATACCGGGCCTTGAAATTCGTGCAGCGCAAAACAGACGACGCAGTGAAACTGTATCCCCGCGAGCAGTTGAGCTGGCAGGACTTGGCGGCGTTTCAGCAGACAACCGGCGAGCGTATCACCCTGCTGGAATCCGAGCTTATAATGGGCCTAGACGGCATTTTTGAAGGACGTGACGATGGCTGATGCAGCATCCCTAATCGTAAGGGTCAAGACCGAGGGCGCGGAGCAGTCTGCCAAGCAACTGGACGCGCTCACCCAGTCCTCGACCAAAGCCGATACGGCAGTAACCAAGACTGGCGCGGCAGCCGAGAAGGCGGCCCCGAAGATGAGCGGCTTCGGCACCAAGGCCCAGCAAGCTGGCTACCAGATCCAGGACTTCGTGGTGCAAGTCCAGTCTGGCACCTCGATATTTGTGGCCTTTGGGCAACAGGCATCCCAGCTCGCGGGCGCTCTAGGCCCTGGCGGCGCTGTGCTTGGCGCTGTGATTGCGCTAGGTGCTGCCGTTGGTGGGGTGCTCTATAAGTCGATGGGCAACGCCAAGCTGAGCGCCGAGGAGCTTGAAGCGTCAGCCAAGCAGCTTGACGCAGTGCTCCAGAAGAACGCGCAGGGCGTGTACGAGCTATCTGATGGCTTCATCACGCTGGCGAACAACGTAGAGACCGCATCGCAGGCGCAAGCCAAGTTCTACGAAGCCCAAACGGCAACCGTAACCCAGACGCAAGGCGCCATCGAGGCGGCGGCGGGCTTGGTGGATGGTCTGGAATCGTGGTATCGCATCTCCGCAACCACTGCCGACTCAATGATTGACCTAGGTCAAACCACCGTCACCGTTTCGGATTACGTCAACAATCTGGCGGAGAAATTCGGCCTGACCTATGGGGAGGCGAGGAGCCTCGTCCCACTGCTGGCGGACGTGCAGAAGAATGCCACTCCTGAGAACATCAAGGCCCTTGGTGACGCCACCGGGCGGCTGGTCGATAAGTACGGCAGCACCAACGCTGAGTTGGTCAAGTTCAACGGCGGCCTGTTCGAGAACATCGGCAAGCTGGCAGAGGCTAAGGCTCAGGCCGACGCCCTGGCGGGGTCGCAAGGCGGACTGGCGGGCTCCATAAACTCCACTACCCAACGCCTCAAAGAGCAGACCGACCAGATCATCCGCAATGTGCAAATCGGCAACATGGCGGATAAAGACCGTATCAAGGCGCAGGCGCAGGCGGACAAAGACGCCTTTGCCCAGCGAGAGGGCGTAACCAAAGACCAGATAGACGCATACAACGCCGCCCGCGACGAAGAAGCCCGTCAGGACATTCAGCGCGTAATCGACACCGAGAATAAGAAGGCTGAGGCCGAGGCGACCGCTGCCGGTAAACGTGCTGCCGCAGAAACGCGCCGCGCCGAAAATCTAGCAACCCAGCAGAAGAAGCAGGCCCAGACGTTCCTTGACACGCTGGCCCGTCAAAATTCTGACGAACTGGCGGCCATCAACGAGGTGGAGCGGCAGAAACTCGCCAAGCTGCAAGAGTTCCAGACGCAGGGTGTTATCTCGACGCAGCAGGCGGAGGACGCAAAAACGCAAATCATGGTCGCCGCCGAAGACGCCCGCCAAGAGGAACTGGCTAACCGCCGTCGCGATGCTCAGCAAAAGCAGTTCGAGAAAGAGCAGATTCTCGCTGAGGTGGCAAGCCTGAACGCCTCAGAGCTGGAACTTGTCGAGATACAAGAGCAGCAGAAAGCCAGCATATTGCAGCGCTACCGCGACGAGGGCATCCTAAGCGAGGAAGAGTATCAGGGTGCTCTGGTTGAAATCGCCGCCGAGGCGAACAAGCGCCGCCGCGATGCGTATGCGTCCGTGCTCGGGCAAACCACGGATGACCTGAAAACGGCGCTTGGGGAAGGGAACAAGCTCTATAAAGCGTTCGCCGTCGCCAACGCAGTGATGCAGACCTATCAATCGGCAACGGCAGCCTACCAATCGGCAGCGGCCATCCCGGTTGTCGGTTACATTGCGGCCCCTATTGCGGCGGCGGCTGCCGTTGCGGCGGGTTTGGCGAACGTGGCCCGCATCAAGTCGGCGCGTGAGCAGGGCGGCAACTTGTCCGCTGGGCAGATGTCCACTATTGCCGAGCGCGGCCAGCCCGAGGTCATCATGCCCGCGTCTGCGTCCCGTGTGCGCACGGCCCAACAGATGAAACAAATCATGGGGGAGAACGCCGCGAGCAGTCAGCCGACCACCGTCCAGATTGTCAACCAGACCACAGGGCGCATAGACTCGGCGACCACTGAACGCATGGACGAGGCCACCTTGCGTGTTATCATCCGGGAAACCGTGAGCGGCGACTTGCAAAATAGCAACTCCCCCATCGCCAAATCCCGCCGAGCTACTCGCGGGCAAGCAGGATATTAAACGATGAGCAACTACCGATTCCCGGCATCACTCAAGCCTATTGTCAGCAAAGGCTACTCGTATCAGCGCGGCGGCAACGTATTCCGCAGCGAGGTTACTGGGGGGCTGCCTAGACAAGGGAGGGATACATTTTTCGACACAGTGCCGTTCACTGTGACGCTCGTCACGTCGGCACTCGGCAATCAGACGTTTCAGCTGTTCCTGAACAAAATCAGCGGCGGGGCCGACTCGTTTGTAATGGCGCTCGATAGCGGCCTGGGGTTGAAAGACCACCAATGCCAGATAAACAGCGCTATCAACATCGACACCAGCGACGGCATCAACTGGACTATCTCGTTTTCGCTACTCGCCGAGCGCACAGATATTCAGGAGGATGTGTGCCTGACCGCCAATCTGCCGGATTTGTTCGGTTGCTACGGCGATGGGTTGAACCACTTCTTGGCGGCTTATGCCACGGCGCAAACGACTTTCCCCCGGATTTGGAACCCTGACGCATGAGCGAGCAATCAGTAATCGAAGCGTACAAGCGCAAGCTGGCATCCAACCCTGACGGCCAGCTTGACTTCGACACCGTGGAAATCACGCACCCGCTTTTCTCCGAGCGTTATCTTCTCGTCGTCGGGACGTCACCACTCACGGCAACGCTGGAGACGGGCGAGACTGTGACGTTTGAGCCCACGCCCATGGAAGTCGTCGAGGGCGGCAACAACAACGACACCGACCAACAGGCTAGCTTCACGCTGCCGGATGTCGGCAACCTGCTGGATGATGAAATGTCGCGCTTGCCGTTGGGGTACGAAGGAGCGCCCGTCTTCACGTTCCGCAGTTTCGTCAGCACTGACCTGAGTTATCCGGCCAGGGGGCCGGTGACTTACGATTTGCAGACGCTGACACAGAGCAAGGGGGTGTTCACTGCCGACGTGGGTGTGCCGCGCTTGAACGAGCGCCAGACCGGAATCCTGATGACGCCAGAGGAAATCCCTCTGCTGCGGGGTATTCTCGCCGGATGAACATCAACGACTACACCGGGCGGCGGTACGACTTCCGCCGATACAATTGCTGGCATCACGTCCGCGCCGTGCGGGCTGATGCAGGTATCGACACCCCGGCTTTCGACGTGGCTACCCCCTCCGGGGCTGATGCGATGTTTGCCGAGGGATTCCGTGATAGCCGCGGGCTGGTGCGCGTCTACGAACCGCAGGACTTCGACGCCGTGCTGATGGGTGCGCGACACGGCAGCCGCATCTTGTGGCACTCCGGCGTTTACTATGGGGGTTACGTGAGTCACTGTGAACTGGCCGCCCGTCAGGTTAAACTACAGAGCATGGCCGACATCAGCGCCCGCTTTCAGGAGATTCAGTTTTGGCGATAACCGTTCACCTCACCCGCAACGAGAGCGGCAGCTTCGACCGCACCACGCACGAAATGGCGCCTATGGCTTTCGTTGTAGCCCGTATCCCGGACGGGACGCCGTTCAAAATCTACATCGACGAAATCGGCGATGATACCGATGTAACCGAGGATTTCGACGCGCTGCAAGAAGATGCGACGTTCTACATCATCGAGTCCCCTGGCGGTGGCGTGGTGAAAGGGGTTTTCAGTCTCGTCGGCAAGATATTGAGCCCGATACTCAAGCTGTTCACGCCGTCCACGCAGGCCCAAGCCGCGCCCAATCAGCAGGGGGCCGGCCCTAACAACAGTCTGACCGACCGCACCAACAAATCGCGACCATACCAGCGGACATATGACATCTGCGGCACTGTGCAGTGCATCCCCAACGATTTGATGACCGTTTATCGTAAATACGACACAAACGGCAACGTCATAGAGTTCGGGTACTACGACGTCGGGCGCGGGCCACTCGACACCCCGGCATCCGGTATCACCGACGGGGATACCCGCCTGAGCGAAATCACGGGCTCGTCTGCTGCCGTGTACGGGCCTTTTACATCCCCGAATAGTGGTGCGCCGCAGACGATGGTGGGCAGCCCCATCACCGAGGGGCTTTACGTAACGGCCTCGTCCAATGAAGTGGACGGCGCAGAGCTGAAAGCGGCCAACGACCTGACGGCTAACATTGGCGACGTGGCGACTGTCTCTCGCGTCGGAAACGTGGCGACCATTGTCGATCCGACCGGGGATTCGCGGTTTAACGACTACATGAAAGTCGGCGACGCCATCGAGCTGATAGACATCAAGACGGCATCGTATGTGTTGAGCGACACCTACACCATCACGTCTATCAGCGCCGTCGATGTCTCTTTCACAGTGAACGGCTCGGTCAACCCATGGCTAGGCATCACTACGTCCGTTCCGCTGCTGCCGGGGGATATATCGACCACTGGGCCTTACAACAAGGTGGCCGTGTCATGGTCGAACTGGTTCACCATGGACAAGATAAAGGCGACCAGAGTGCTGGCAAACTTCGGCGCACAAAGCGGGATGTATAAAGACGACGGCAACAAAAAGCGGAGCGCCGCTGTCACCATCCGACTGGAGTACCAGGCGCTCGATGTGAACGGCGCACCTATTGGCCCTGTCTATTCGGCAGACGGCACAGTGTCTGGCCGCTCCAGTGACCAGACCGGCGTTTCGATTGTCGGTGCGCTGCCGACGCCTTCCACGTTCCGCGCCCGTGCCCGCCGAGTGACCGACAAAGACCTCGATTTCGAAGGCCAGGTTGTTGACGACGTATCGTTCGACAACCTCTACGCGCAAATCCCAGACACGACACCCAACTACGGCAACCGGACGACCGTTCACACGGCGCGGCGTCAAACCCCAAGGGCGACGTCCATCAAGGCCCCGAAGCTGGCGCTCATCGTCACAGAGCGCCTGTACAAGTACCTTGGAAACGGCGTATTCGACGCCGCACTGACGAACAACACCCAGGCGGTGCAATCGCTCATCCGGCTGCTGCGCGATCCCGTGTGCGGCGGCCTCAACCTGTCCGCAAGCAACATGGACAGGCTCTTGGCCGTGCAGGCCGAGGTCGAAGCCTATTTCGACAGCACACTGGCCGGGCAATTCTGCTACACGTTCGACTCATTCGACGTGACGATGCAGGACATCATCAACACCGTGGCGGAAGCCATCTTCTGCCGTGCGTACCGCGAGGGCTCGGCTATCCTGCTGGACTTCGACCGCCCGCGCATGGGGCCGGAGATGGTGTTCACCCACCGCAGCAAAGCGCCGGGGGAGAAGTGGACGAGGGCTTTCAACACCAGAGACCGGTACGATTCGCTGAAATTCAGCTACATCGACCCGGCCACCAACACGAAGGAGACGATTACTATCCCAGCCGATGGCGGCCTAAAAACCGAGACATACGACTCAAAGGGCATTCGCAACTACAAACAGGCGTACTGGGCCGCGTATCGCCGATATCAGCGCAACCTGTTGAATCGGGTGTCCGTCGAGTTCGCGGCCCTAGAGGAAGGCGTATTCGCCCGCCCCGGTCGCGCCATCAGCGTTGTGAAGGGGTCGCGCGTATCGCCGTTTGATGGCTACATTGTTGCCGTGGATGGGCTTACTGTGGTGCTCTCGCAGAATGTCGAGTTCACCCCCGGCCAAGAGCACTCACTCATCCTCAAACGCCGCGACGGGTCTGTGCAGAGCGTCCCTGTGACGCCAGGGGCGAACAATCGCACAGTGGTAATGGCGTCAGCACCGCAGGAAGCCATCTACACCGGAAACGAAGCCCTGAAAACCGAATTTTCATTCGGCAGCGAGGACAGGCATAATGCTCAGATGATGGTTGTTTCGACAGTTGAGCCGGGTTCTGACCGCACCGTGCGGATAACAGGGTACAATTACACCGACGACTATTACGCATACGACGGCGTTAATCCGTTCGGACGCGCCTTCAGTTCTGGATTTAGTAACGGGTTTTCATAGGGGGTTTTATGGCTTGTGGCGACGTGCTGTCACTGGAAGATTTGCAGACGGCGAAGAAACATCAGATTTTCGAGGCCGAGGTCATCACCGGCAAAGCTGGCGGCGTTGCAGGAGGCGCGGAGATTGAGGTGGCCACGAATACGGTTACGGGTCAAACTCAGGAGACTTTACCCCATATTATTAGTAATTTGGGCTTCAAACCGGGCGCCGGAGATTTCTCAACAGGGTTTACTGTCCAGCCTGGGCAGCGAGATTTCGCTTGGTATGACCCAGTTAGCTTTAACTGGTATTCCTATTTAGGTCCAATCCCATCTATGGGGCACGTAGTTACTCCAGGAACTAATCCAGTGGAGGCCCCCGAGTGGAAACCAACCACCGACCCGGATTTACGTAATGATCTGGCGGCGGATAACGGGGCATCATTGGTTGGGTTTAAACAGGCAGGCACCGGGGCGACTCCTCGTACCGTGCAGGATGAATTAATGGAGACGGTGAGCGTTGCGGCCTTCGGCGCCCAAGGCGGCGGGGTGTTCGATGATACAACCGCATTCATTGCAGCAGGCGCAACGAACAAGCCAGCGCTGGTCCCATTCCCTATCGTGAAGCTTACATCGGATGTGGCTGGGCAGTTCTACTCGTACACTCCGGTAAAAATAGTCGGAACTGGATACGCTAATATTAGCTTATTGACGCTGGGCGATGTTCGCCCAAGTACAGATGTGACAGGGGAAATAGAGGTGTTTGCGCATCGCGGGTTCGCGGGGCAGGCCCCACAAAACACCATGCTTGCTTTTTCTACGGCTATTTCTAGAGGAGCAGACGGGCTGGAAATGGATCTGCAATTCTCCAGTGACGGCGTGCTTTATGTATTCCATGACACAACTGTCGATGTTTTAACTAACGGAACTGGGACATTTACTACGCTCACTTCTGCCGCGATCGATGGTCTCACATTCGACTCGACAGTGGGCACACCTTTTGCCGATGAGTCCATTCCGCGCTTTGAAGAAGTGTTAAAATTAGCGAGGCGTGCCGGGGTTAAAATATCGGTTGAGATGAAAAACGTATGGTCTCAGGCGCAGATGACGATTCTTCTCAATCTTCTAGAGCAATATGGGTACAACAACAGGCATTGCACAGTAAGCGCAGGGTACATAGTATATTGCGAGGATTTTAGAGTGCTTTCGCCGTCAGTGGGAATATCATACATACACGCCGGCAGCTTCGCGGCCGCAGTCCCATTTATTGACCGCCTGAAAGTAATTAGTGGGGAGCTAACTATTAAATACACAGACGCATTGGCCGAGCCGAATATTGTAACATACGCCTACAGCAAGGGCGTTGATGTTTCGGCATGGACCATAACTTCTGCGGAGCAGGCTAAATCACTAGTCGATATAAATATACGTAAAATTGTCAGCGATATATCCTTTGGGGGTACAGTATGAGCACTTCAGTTTCTTTCGGTCGCCGATTCGAAGATACCACGCTTGCCACGACGGGCTCTGCAACCGCCACTATATCTGGCGAGGTGTTGACTTGCACATCCGTGTCCGGGGAGTCGGCTAAGGCCGCAAAATATGTGGCGCTAAGGCCTGGAGAGCTACTCAAGGCCACCGTGATGGCAAAGCGCATCTCTGGACCTGTCGCTAGCTCTGGGCAAATACTAATCAACGCGCTTGGAGTAAAAGATCGCATAAGCATAGATAGTGATGACTGGAAGGAATATTCTGTTTCGTGGCAGAATCCGATTACCGCCGCTGATGCAGCATTTATTTCCGTTGAACTTGGTTCGTTCACCGCGGATGCTGGATCCGTCAAGTTTTGCAAGCCTAGGGTTGAGATTTTTAAGCCCACTTCTGCGGCACTTCGCACTCACGCCTGCGGTTTGATTACATTGGCGGCGGGAGTCCCGTCACTGAACACTGGCTTTACTTCATTTGGTATCTACTCCTTATCTTACGATTCAGGTTCGAAGGAGCTGACGATAGCTACTGAAAAGACTTCCGGGGCGGCATATAGCTCCCCCTTAATTGTCGCGGGCATGACGCTAGACGGCAATGGGGTTAAAATAACACCTAAACCAGGTACATGGTCCCCTGCGGCGGGTACATTGAAAGTAAAATTCTCCGATAATACTGGGGTTTTCGTAGATATAGCGGCGCTTGGGACTATGTATATGTGGTTAAAGATGGAAATTGCGTAAATAAAAGCCCCTCAATCGAGGGGCTTTTTCATTTTGCAGTATTCCATCAGCAGGTCTTGCACATCGGCCTTACCTTCGACGCGGGCCTGCACCACTTGGTCCAGCGTCCCTTCTGCCTGTATCTGATACACGAACACCGGGCGCGGGTGGCCCGCCTGGTGCTGCCGGATGGGGCCTATCCGCTCGATTATCTGGGCGTAATGCTCGTAATTCCACGTCAGCGAGAAAAACGCCAGATGGTGCCCGCCATCCTGCAAGTTCAGGCCGTGCCCGGCAGACGCCGGGTGCACCAGTAGCATCTCGATTTCGCCACGGTTCCACGCCTCAATTTGCGCGTTACCTTTCGCACCCTTTGCCAGCGCAACGGCGCTCGGGAACTTCTTCAAGATGCGGGCTAGGTCATGCTTGTACTGGTACGCCACGAGCAGCGGAGCGCCTGACAGCTCATCGACAATCGACTCCAGCGCGTCCAGCTTTGCGTTGTGCACCAGTTGCCACTCGGTACTAGGCTCGCCGTCCTCGTCGGTGATGTAGACAGCACCCCCGGCAATCTGGAGACACTTCGCGGTCTTGGCCGCAGCGTTGGCCGCCTCGACTTCTCCGGCTTCCAGTTCAGCGAATAGTTCCTTCTCCATCTGGTCGTAGACCTTGCGGGCCTTGGCCGGAAGAGGAACGACCACGGGCACCACGACGGGCTTGTCACAACCGAAATACTCGGCGGCGTCCACGGTCAGCGAGATATCGGCGATCTTGGCGTGTATCTCTGTATCGGCCCCTGAGCGCGGCTTGTACGACCGGGCCGCGTGATGCGAGCCTTCCTGTACGCCGACAAACCAGCGGTCTGTAAACGACTGGTATGACAGTCCCAGGCGCTGGCCGGCATCGAGGAACCAGCATTGACCCCACAAGTCTTTCAACCCGTTCGGCGCGGGTGTGCCGGTGAGGTTGATGAACCGTTTCACGTTTTTGTGCGCCACTGTGCCGAGGGCCTTAGCCCGCTTGCTGCCGCCTGAGCCTCCGGCTTTGCCTTCCTTGTTCAACTTACCCCTGAACGATTTCAGCTTCGTGGACTCGTCGGCAACGATGACGGTGAACGGCCAGCGGTCGCCCCAGAACTCGACAAGCCAGTCAATGACGTCGTAATTGCAACACACGACGTTGGCGTCGTCGTTGAGCATGACGTCCTCACGGTACTGGCGGCTGCCGGTTGCATCGACGACACGAAGCGCGGGGAATTGAAACTTCTCTTGCTCGGCGGGCCACGTGCCAGACGCCACCCGGAGCGGGGCGAGGATAAGCACCCGGTCACCAGTCTCTGTCTCGGCGTCCCAGTCCTCCAGCTCGCCGGTTTGGAACATCTTGTTAAGTGCCCACATGACACTCCCAGTCTTGCCACTACCCATTGTGGCGAAGCAATTACAGCGCGGGTGTTTTAGAATGTGCGCCGTGATGAGCTTCTGGTATTCTCTGCGAACAAATTTAGTCACGGCTCTTTTCTCTCCAGTGCCCGTTATTATCGTACCGGCCCGTCACGCCGCGCACAGTGAACTCAAGCGTGCCGGCGGAATGCAGGTCTACCACTACCCCGTCAAACGGGCCGCCTATCAGCCGATATTTCTGGCGGCGGCCTTTGGATACTCGTCTCATACCGCGCACCTCCTGCTCAACAACCAGCGCCACCGCTCGGCCAGATGCGGCAGCATGTCATTGCGCGACCGGTTCTGCGCCTCGCGCTCCTTGATTTCAGTCACCAGCACACGGCAGCGACGGCGATTAGCCTCCTGGAAGACCTGGCGCTTGGCGACTATCCGATCTGACTCATGGATTTTGTTAAGCACCGCGCTGATGTTGTCCGGGGTGGTCTCGCCGCGACTGAACCGGAAGCCCAAGTCCCACATGTCGCGGGCGGTCACGTACCGCCCTTGAGCCAAGGCGAACTCGGCAATTTCCATTGATTTGTTGATCTTCGTGACGGGAAAAGCTCCTTTATCAATGCGTCAATCTGCTCCTTGCCGCCGATGACGCGCACATCAGCGCCAACAGCCCGCATCCGCTCATGCTCGCGCAACTGGTGCGGCTCCGGCTCGATGTTCTTGGCCTTCTTGTACTCGATGAAAATTACCATCTCTTTGCGCCATACAAGAACCCCACACAACACAGGCGGGATTAGCACCAACTGGTCAGGGCAGCCGCGCCGCCCTTCGTAGGAAATCTTTCGCACCAAGCAGCCGTGTTTCTTGAGCTGCTCGGCGCCGTAGGCTTGTACTTCGCCCTCGAGTGTCTTAGCCATTGTTCTGTTCCTTAGCTTTCAGGGCTGCTTGCCACGCAAGCCATCGGTCGTTGATTCGATAATCCGTATACGAGCCGTCAACGCGAGTTGTGAGTTTTGCTCCGTACTTTTTACATACGTTCCGGCCACGCACCCATGATTCAAACTGTTCCCGTAACATATCTCTGTCCTCTAGTTAGGTGATGGTGTGATCGTAGCACCATCACCTAGATAATACAATACTATATTATCACTTAGCGTAGCGGGAAAGCTCCTGCCCCTCTGCGGCAAGAGGGAACCCCTCCGCCCAATCCGGCAGCTCACACATGAGCCGTTCCAGCTCTGCGGCGCTGTACTGCGGCTCGTTCGGTACGTCGGTCACGATCTCATCGTGGACGTGCAGCACGATAGGCCAGCCCGCCCGTTCCACACCGACGAGCGCGTAGCATAAAATATCGCGACAAAGCGCTTGCGTAAGATTTTCCGCCCATTTCCCGCCATATGAGTATATCTTCTGCCACTGCCGGGTTGTCTGGTTCTGGCCCATGTAGCGGACGCGCTCGCGGTACTCCGGTCGCTCGGCGTCATCTTCGTCGATCACCTTCTCGACCGAGATACCAACGCCGGGGTAGCTCAGCACCCGACCGCTCGGCAGCTCCAGCTTGAGCCACCACCCCGGCACCTTCTTGCCTTCATCGTCTCTGGTGAATGTGCGGGTGATCTTGATCGCCTTGTCGCCGTTGGCGCGTACCGGTGCGCCCGCCCAGTACACCTTTCCTGGGTTCTTAACGGCGTTCATTACGCCGTCATCCAGCTCACGCCAGAAACGGGCGATTGCCGGGTTGGCCTCGCGGTACATGCGCTTGATGGAGTCGCATGTGAGCCAGACCTTTTTCGGCAGGTCGTAGGATGGGCGCTCCGGCTTCTTGCCCGCAAAGCCGCGCTTGTTCTTCTCCTGGATGCGGGCGTACTCGTACCCCTTCCGCGCCGCCGCCCAGATGTGGTCGGGGAAACTCCCGTCCATGTCGTCCGCGAGTTTGTGCAGGTCAAGGCCCAGGTTTTTGGCGAACGTCAGGAACGCATTCACGCCGCCGCCGTAGCCGAGACCCAGAACCGCCGCCTTGGCAATCTGCCGCTGGTCTTTGGTCACGTCGTCGTAACTGACCTTGAACATCGTCGAGGCCAGCACCTTGTAAATATCCGTGCCCGCGCGGAACGTTGCCAGCGCCCCTTCTTCGCCAGCCAGCCACGCCAGCCCGCGCCCTTCGACGTTGGAATAGTCGGCAACAACCAGTTTATTGCCGGGGGTCGGAACGATGCAGCCGCGCACGGTTGATGCCGTTAATTTACTGACATCGAACAACCAATGAGCCCTACCTTTGAGTAAAGCGCTGATGCCTAAGTCCAGTTCCTCCCCCGAAAAATATCCTCTGGCTAGATTTTGTGGTTGAAACGCTTTTCCGGCAAAGCGCAGCGTCCGCGACGCCCCGCCGTACTGGATGCAGCCGCGCCGCCGCCCATCGCGGGACAACCCCAGCAGCAGCGGGTTGTACTTGGTCGATGCGGTGGAACTGGCCCCCAGGCGCATCTCGATGAGAGTCCGCGCGTCGTCGGGCAGGTCTTCATCGGCGAGCAGGTCATTGAGCGTGGACTTCTGGGCGTTGGGTATGTCGAACGCCGGGGCGAGCTCTTGCAGCAACGGGATGAACGCCGCACCGGTCAGGCCAGCGCCCCACCTCTCGGCGGCCTCGGCTTGCAGCTCGGCCTTGTGTTTCTTCACGGCAGCGATGGCCGCCTCGGCGAGTGCCGTGTCAACGTAGAAACCCCGGTCGTTGATGAGCTGGTCAGCCGCCAGCACCTCATCCTCGAATCTGCTATTGCCCCACGTCGGGATGCGGTAAAACACCTCGCGCATTGATGTGATGTCCGATTTGGCATAGGCGACGAACTGACGCCACTCTTGCGGGTGCGTGGTGCGGTCGTACCGGCGCACCTTGTAGTTTTTCGGCGTTGGCTTACAGAATCGCTGTATCAGCGCCTTACCGGCCTTGTCCTTGGCCAAGTCATCTGACACGCCCAGCACCTCGCATTGCGCCGCCAGGCTGCCGGGGAGTGCGTGGCGGAAGGCCAGCACCATCGTGTCGATGATATTACGCGGCGTGATGTCGTAACCCCAGCACTCACGCAGCAGTAGTCTATCGAACATCAGATAGTTCGCGCCGACCATGCGCGGGCCGTCGTCGCCGGTGTAGCCCTTGGCGAACAGGCGCAGCGCACGGCGCAGGTCGCGCGGCATCGGGCCTCCGTCCGTCGCGTCGTAGCAGTACACCGGGCCGTCATCAAAGGCGTATGTGGTGAGCATGATTTCAGTGGTCGGGTGCTCGGCGTATGCGTAAGAGCCGCACTTCTTTAAGTCGGCTGCCGAAAATGATTCGTGGTCGATGAAAAGGTGTTTGAATGTCATATCGTCCTCTGCGAAAAAGCCCGCACTAGGCGGGCTCTGATGGTACGCCGGTTCTTAGCGGCTACGACGGCGGGGGCGTTCTTCCTCTTCTTCGTCCTCGTCATCTTCTTCGACGCGAGACCGGCGACTGCGGCGCGGCGCTTCCTCTTCGTCGGCATCACGTCGGCTGGAGCGCGGCTTGCGGGCCGGGGCGTCGTCATCGTCGCCCAGGTCGTCATCGGTCGCGGTCTCGCCAGCGCCGCCGAAGGCGTCGCCGTCCTCCCGGAACCGGACGCCCAGCAGGTTGACCAGCAGGGTCTTGAACGCATCGTACCAGTAGATTTCGACGGAGATATTGGCGTAGCAACCGGCGTAAACTTCCTTGCCTTCGATGTCGTCGCCGTCAACGGTCAGGCCGCGCTCTATTTGCCGTTCGCCAGTGCTGGTCATGATGACCGGGCGCTTCTGGCTGGTGGCCTTGAAGTAGAGCCCCTCTTCCAGCCCCTCGATAGGCTTGTCACGTTCGGCCAGGTCGCGGACGGCGCACTTGTCGGCGTGATTGCCGAAGCCGTAGTTGCGATCCATCCACTTCTCGGCAGCCTTGGCGGATTTCATGCCTTCGGTCAGCACTTCCAGCACAGTAGCGTCGAGCTGGTTGATTTGCGGGTCGTCCTTGTCAAGATAGGCCGTCAGTTGGAAGCGACCTTTTTTAACAGAACCGTCATCCCTAACAGAGTCGGCAGCTTTCTCGAACACGTTAACCCAACCGATGCGCACATTTTTCAGATTCAATTTCAGTCCCATAATGTCTCTCGCTTCTCATGAACTCTCGGAACCCGCCGAGCCGGTAAAACATAAGTTACTACAGCACTATATTTAAATCAAGAGATAATTACCCAAGCGCCGCACGGCAGCCAGCCGCTAAGAACCCACATCAAGACCCACGCACAGGCTGCATCTTCCAGGTCTTCGCGCTCGGCTTCCACGTCGCGATAACCACGGTCGGCCCGGAGCGCCAAACAAAGGCGGTATGTTACTACCGCCCAGATGGCCGCCGTCACGGTGAGCCAGATAACCATAATCATGCCAAGTCCTCGTCTGAAACAGGCGTCCATGCCGGGCGCTTGTCGCCGGCTGCCGCGATGGACGGCTGGCCCGGTTTGCGGGTGATGAGCTTTTCCAGGTCAGCCCACAACTCGGGGGCTTCTTTGGCGATGGCCTTTTCCGCCTCGGTGGGGGACAGCAACACCTCTTTGTGCAACACAGCGAAGCATTCTTCGGCCAGCTTCTCCACGGCAGCGGTATCCGACCACGCACGATTCCCAGGACGCCCTTCGACAAGCTTCAAGCCTTCCATCGGCTTACCGGCCATCAGGTGCGTGTACATCGCCTTCTCAATGTCCGCGATATGCTGGCGCATCAGGGGGAGCTTGTCCCACTCGGCCTTCAACACATCAGGCGTAAGCTCAAGGCTGCCAATGTCTGCCATCTCGCCCATGGTATGCGACGCCGCTTTAACCTTGGCGCTGCACTTCTCCGCGAACCTGCACCACTGGCAGGCGTCGTTGCTCGGGCGGAAGTCTGCCGTGGTGAGGCCCTTCTTGCCGCGCTGGTATGCGTCCAGCGCCTTGAGCGCCTGCTTACTGGCGAACTTGGCGAAGTGCTCAAGCGCTGTCGGCGTCGTATCCCACTCGTCGGCACCGCCAGCATACGGCTGGAATATAAACAGCTTCACGGCGCTGATGTCGTAAGACAGGCGGTACTTGCGCAGCAGGCCGAGCGCATAGAGCATCTCTTGCTTGTTCTCGGCCGCCATTACCTTGTGCCGCCCGGTCTTGAGGTCGCCGACGATGAGCGTGTAAGTGCCGTCGGGATTGCGCAGCAGTGCCACGAAATCCGCCGTGCCGAAGGTCTCCAGCTTGACGCCGTTGAGTTCAAAACCGGGGTGCAGGATCCGGGTCAGTGAGACGCGAGACTCAATCTCGACAACCTCGGCAGCAGCCATAATCGGTGCGCAATAGTTGACGTACTTGGACACCTGCGACACGAAATCAGCAGTAACCAGCACGTCGCCCGGCTGCTCGTCTGCGGCGATGACCATAGGGCCTTTACCCTCGTTGCGGACAACGACGCGCTCGGATGCGACTGGCGCGAAGAACTTCGCCACGTCAAAATCTTGACCCTGGTGCCCGTCTTTGATGGCGTTGAGCGCACATTCTGAAAGATGGTGCATGGCCGTGCCATTAACCGCAGCCGCGCCCGACTCGTTCGGAATGCCAACCTCACAGGCTAGAGAGGCTGGGCAGCCAAGCCACTTCTTGGCGGCGCTCGGGCTTAAGAGGGCGTGCTCGCCCCCCGGTGCTTTGATGGGTTTGATTTTCATGCTTTACCACCTTTTGCTTTGACGATGGCTTCGCCAACTTCGGGTAGCAATTCACCCCATCCTGCGAGGTCACCGTTCAAATGCCATCCGGCAATGCCCGCGCTCTGACTGGCGACGGCTAAAACCGCCTCAAGCGCAGCCAGCATCTCCGGCGCGGCGGCAATCAGCGCGGCGTTTGCCTGTTTAACTTCGGCGCGTTTGCGCCAGTAGCACACGTCGCAGAGATGACCATCAGAGCCATCTCGCCCATGGCATTGATGATTTATCGCAAAGCTCCCGCACTCGGAGCATCCAGGTTTAAAGGCCATATTCAACTCCAGCTCTCAATCAGTTCGACATTGGTTGCATGTTTAGCCAAGTCACCCTCCGGCGACCACATGAGCCCGCCCGGTGCAACAGCCGTCAGGCGCTTGATGCGCGAGACTGCCGTCTTGGGGAGGAACTGGGCCACCTTGGCGGTGCGGGTGCAGTGAAGCCAGAGCATCTGGCGGCTGTCGCGGGTGTCGGTGGCGCTATAAAGTTTGTAAGTCATTAGGCTTTCTCCCATGACGAGGATGTGAAACAATACGCGCCGCTAGGGCCGAAGTAAGGCTTGGAACCAATACGGTAAAGCTCCGCGCACGACACAAGAGCTTTACCGCCATCAATCTCAGCCTCTACTTCTACAGGAAACTCTACTACCTCCATACCGAAATATCCGTCACTATTCAGCAATCTGATTTTCATATCTCACCTCTGCTTAAAGGCCCCGGACTCGCCGGGGCGGGATTGGTCTTAATCTTCCAACTCGTAATACTTGGAGACAATCTTCTTGGCTTCGGTGTGGAACTCTTCCACGTCATCATCAGCCAGCTTGGTAACGGTGCGCACCTTGAAATCCTCCAGCAGGTCGTCGAACTCGTCGGCGCACTCGTCGCTGTCCCCCTCGGCAATGTGGGTCGCCATGGTCTTGATCTCGTCGCGCAGGGTGTCGAGGTCTTTCTCACCTTTGTCCTTCCGGCTCTTTGGAGTTGTGATGCGCACTTCCTCTTCTTCCGGCTCAGGCTCAGGCTCCGGTGCTGCCTTGGGTTTGGCCGGGCGACCGCGCTTGACGGGGGCTTTCGGCTCGGGTTCGGCAGCTTCCGGTGCGGCGGCGACCTCACCAGCCATGCCAGTAACCCGCACAGAGTTCGCGGCGATCAGCTCGTGGGCAACAACGAAACGCTCAAGCAGTACCAGGAATTTATCCAACATGTCTCAGTCCTCTCTGTTCGGTTAGTGTCGGTTGACGTGGTGAACTATAATATTGCTCTAGCGGGGATTGCAACCCCATATAGCAAAATATTTTTAATCGATTGATACGGCGACGCAGATTCGCATAGAATGAGCCGTCAACGTAACTAGAAGAGGATTTATCTATGGTGAAGCGTATCAAGAAGTCTAGCTTTAATCGTCGCGTCAAGCGCCGCATGGCGCAGCTCGGCCTGACCCAGGTGGAGATTGCCGGGGCCCTCGGCTGGTCGCAGGGCTGTTTCGGCCACCTCATCACTGGGCGTACCAAGATGGTTATGGCCGACCGCATTTTCCCGCTGGCCGACGTACTCCAGTGTGACCCGCGTTGGTTGGCGCTGGGTGATGAGGTAAAGGAAGAAGAGGCAGCGCCAGCAGAATAAAAAAAACCCCGCACGGGTTAGGTACGGGGACGCAGAGGTAGGAAATATCTGAACCGCTCAAGAACAGATGAGCGTATTATCGCCTTCCGGCTCAAAAATGCAACCGCTCAATGGTGAACTGATGGAAAACATTATCTTCTCAATCGGCAACGACGCGAAATCACGCCGAGCAAAAAACTTCGACATGTCTTGGCCTGAGTTCGTGGCAGAGATGATGGACTACATCGACGAGCCCTCCTTGGGCGTCGAGTTCACCGGCACCGAGACAAAACCCGAGTACGACAAGAAGAAAAAGCAACAGAATTACCTCGCGGCTGCCGTGGATAAAGTGCGCAGCAACGATACCGTGCTTGGCCGCTCCATCCTCTTCATCGACCTCGACGGCGTGACCACGCGCCAAGTGCGCCAAGTCACCCGCTCACTCATTCAGAAAGGCTTTGCCTTCTTTGCCCACGGCACCAGCTCCGACCGCCACCAGCTCAAGGGCGGTGACGACGTGCGGGCCGTGCGCTACCTCATCCCGACGAACCGCCCGATGGACGCCGACGAGATCTGGCACGTCCAGCACTCATTCCTGGACAGCCTGGGCCTGCATGGCATGGAAGGCGTTGACCTGACAGCCTGCCAGCGAGCCCGCATCATGTTCGTGCCGCCGTATAACGCCTGGTGTCTGGAGAACGACGGGAAGCCCGTCAGCGTGTCCAGAATGCTTAACTGCGGTTACGAGCCGCCATCAGAGCACGGTAACACCACCTGGTCAGATGCTGCGCTTGAGGCCGCCTCAGAGAACAGCCAGGCAATCGCCGGGTGGGCCTTCGAGATGGGCCTCGAGATGATGCCCTCCGGTCGCGGCTGGGCCGTGCAGTGCCCGAACCACATGAGCCACACAGACGGGCGCGACGGCACAGAAGGCGACACGGCAATCATGCTCCCCGACTCGCTGCACCCGGAAGTGCGGTTTGTCTGCCAGCACTCCCACTGTAAAGACCTGAACAGCCACCAGCACCTAGCGCTGCAACTGACCGGGGTCCCGAATCACTACCTGCCCGAAGCTCACAACATCAGCCGCAAGCAGCTGGAGGCGCTGCTGCCGTATGTCGATGCGGACGAGCTGGCGCACGTCCATCGTAATCAGATTGAGGCGGCAGCGGACGGTCTGGACGCGCACGTCTGCCAGGATGAAGACCTGATGGACGCGCCTGCTGATTTATTCACGAAGCGCGACCCGATTATTGAGGGGGTGATCAACTTCAAATCGTCGTTCGAGCTGGTGGGCGAGTCCAACATAGGGAAGTCCTTCTTCCTGCTCGGGCAGATGGCCTGCGTCGCGGCGGGTATCCCGTTCGCGGGGGCCAAGGTCATCAAATCGCATTGCTTCTATTTCGACGCCGAGGGCGGCAGTGCCACGCTCGACCGCAAGCAGGCGCTCCAGAAGACCTACGGCGACGATCTGGATTGGCTGCACATCGTAGACATCCAGGCCGAGGGCTGGGACTTACTGAGCAAGCCCGGGAAGCGGGCAATCATGCGCTACATTCGTGAGAAGGCGGGCTCCGACCCGGTGGGTATCATCGCTTTTGACTCGCTCAACCAAACCGTCGCGCTCGGCGACGGGCCTTTCGATGAGAACAGTTCCTCCGACATGGGCGCGGTCGCCACGGCGCTCAAGGCGATTGCCGAGGCTACAGGCGGGTGTGCGGGGGTCGTGCATCACCCGGCCAAATCAGACAAAGCCACGAAACGGTATGGTCGCGGCTCGGGGGCGCTGCATGGCGCGGTCGATTTCGTCTATTTCGTCGAGCAGCCCGACGAGGAAAAGCCGCTCCAGCTCAACTTCTATATGGAAAAGGCGCGGGGTTGCCAGAAGCAGACACCTCGCGGCTTCATCCTGACCAAGTGCAAAATCGACGTTGCCGAAGGTGCAGCCGATGCCGTGCTCGCTATGCAGTCCGACCGCCCCGCGCCTGACTTCTCCGAGTACCTGGGCGAACTCACGCCGCGCCCGTATGACTCGACGCCACGCGATGAGACGTTGGTGCTGATCCCGGTTGCCCTGCCCATGTTCGACACGGCAGCAGGCCAGGCGGCCCGTTCCGCAGTGAAAGGCGCCAAGGACGATGGCGGATTGAAGGGCGAAGAAAAGGCCGTGTTCGCCGCGCTGGAGCAACTGCAAGACCAAGAGGATAAGCCGAATGGCTACTCGCAATCAGAGATCATCAAGGTGGCAGGCCCTGGTGGCGGTCGTAGGCCCGCACTCAAGGCACTGGCCGAGCGCGGGGTACTGACATACGGCAAAGACCGAGAGGGGCGGCTGCTAAACGGCAAGGACGGGAGAGGGTTGCAGTACCGGATACCAACAGGGCCAGACGACCACGAAGACGCGCCGTGGTCGGCCGCCGATGGTGATTTAGAATGAGAAAAGGGCCGGAGGGCCCTTATAGAATTCTTCCAGCGATGAGCCACCTGATGGCTGTGGCTCCTTCGTCGCTTATCGCGTTGCGACCCTGTTCCCAGTTGCGAATCTTCGCCAGTTTCACGCCGAGCTTGTCCGCCAGCCCTTGCTGGGTCAGGCCCAACTGATGTCGGGCCTGTTTGAGTTGTGAGTTGTTCATTTTTTGTTATAGCACTCTACGCATGGTGCAACCCCATCACCTAAATACTCAGATTTGCAGACTGGGCATTCTGGCAGCTTCTTTGAGATATTAGATTGCCTAAGTTGCAGCGACTCTTCCGGAGTCTTCATCATATCGTTGTAATCTTCCTGCCTCATTTTGGCCACCCATACACAGATTTAACTGCTCCACGCACCTGCCCTTCGTGCTTGTTTCTAGCTGCGTTAGCTAGATACTCAAAGTTTGGGTGGTAGTAACACTCTGGCTTGTGTCCATCTTTCTTTTTGTGGCCCAATACTCCACTTTTTACAGCGGCGTTAAGCGCCTTTCTTATGTCTCTTGGTACGGAGTTGATTATCAACCTAACTCGTTGGTCTAATACCATCTGAACATTACCTTCATTGACCGTCATTTTTCCTTGGTCAATCATGTCTCTGATGTGCTCAATGTTGTTTTGCATGCTCATTTTCGCATTCCTTTCTCTTTGGCTTGGCGGTCTTGCCTCACCTCTTGAATCTAATAGTAGTACGCGATTCGCGTACATGCAAGCACTATTTTCAAAATAAAAAGAACCCCGCACAGTGGCGGGGTTTTGTTGTTACTTCGATTTAGGCAAGGTCAGCGTCAGCTAGATAGCTTTCACTTAAGGTTACAACACGCATACACATATCAACGTCGAACATGCCTATGTGGCAGTCTTTCTTTTCAACACCAAGCGACGCCGCGAGCCAGCTATAAGCCTGCGACCTGCTCATGTGTTTACCCCGCCATATATCGTCGAATGCTCTGTGCGCAGCTGATTTTGCCGTTCGCAGTTCAGCATTAGCTAAACGTCCGAGGGCTTTGACCGTACCAGGGTGGCAGCCAACATACGCATTGCACGGAGCGCACTGGTAAAAAGTTTTGTGGTAAAGGTCTGGCCTGTGCGGGTAGATCGCTTTGCCAGTAACCTTCTTTGATTCCGCGCCACAATATGGGCACATTGTTCGTACTTTCATCACTCACCCTCCTGCAACTCAATCATGAACATCAGACTACACACGGCGTGGGCCAGGTGGCTTTCACCGCTCTCGGGGTCAACCGCCTCGCCGCGCTGATAGGCGTTGATATGGCGCAGCGCAGCGTCCAGGTAACGGGTCTCGGCGCTCTCGACCTGACGCCAGTTGTCCCGCCCGTACTTCTCAGCCCCGAACGTCAACACCCGCGCAACAGCCAACAAGGCGTTAGGCGGAACGGCACCCATCAACGGCTTGCCAGAGTCGTGCTTGCTGCCGGTGGTCGGCGCATCCTCGACACTGACTAACGGCTCGAAGGTCGGGATCGGTTTCATCGAGCGATGGATCCTATCACCGATTCGGTTGTACGAACGGGCCCACTGGCATTCATTCCACACCTCTAGGTGGTCGCCTCGGTCGGCGTACCAGAGGTGCCCCGGGCCTGTGTCGCGAGGCCAGTAATGAGTCGCCCCTTCCGGCGCCTTGCGGAAATCAATACCCATAATCTCTGTCTCCTACTCGTTAATGAACACCCACATCATACCACATAAAATATAGTATTCGAGCTTAAATAAATTTAACATGGGATATTGACTTATGATTAAAAATATGCTAGACTCAACCCATCTTGAGACCCTCAAGACACAGGGACTGTGACGGGAGGGGATGAAGCGGGGCGTAAGCCCACAAGCGAAATCCCCTCACCGGCACGAAGCGAAGAGTCCTGACTACCGGAAGCCCACAGCTCTATTTAAATTTCATCATCGGCAGCAGGGAGAGACTAGGGATTTCCTCCTTTTACTCTCCTTTCAACGACTTACGGAGATATAGAGGGTCGGAAGGTTGCCGTGTACGGATGTGGAGAGGGATTCGCTTATGGGCTTCGCCCCGCTACTCCCTCCGCATAGATGAGAGTAGAACACAGACCCTTGTATCTTACGGCAGCAACGAACCAGGCTGCCGTTTTTGTTGCTTGACTGGTAGGTACTACAGCGCTATATTTATGCGACATAGCCAGAGATAGGAGCGTAACTTGAACTTTGAACTTTACAGAGGCGATTGTCTCGACGTCATGAAAGACATACCAGACGGCAGCGTGGATATGGTGCTGACCGATCCGCCTTACGGTATGGACCTGACTCCGCAGCGTGTAACCGGAAAATTCCACGGAAAAAAGATCGAGAACGATGCGCATCTTGGGTGGGTCGACGCGTTTTTCGCCGAATGTTTTCGCCTTTTACCAAAGGATGGTGCCGCAATGGTGTTTTGTTCGCATCATTGCGTTGCAGAATTCATTTTTTCGGCTCGCGCTGCGGGTTTCACAATTAAAAACATGATGATTTGGGATAAGGGGCAGTTTGGGATCGGCGGGAACTGGCGACCTCGCCATGAGCTAATCCTGTTATGCACGAAAGGCCGTTTCGTTACGCGCAGTAACTCCCTTAGTACCATCATGAACTTTAAAAAAGTTCACCACTCCAAGGCGCAGCACCCAACGCAGAAACCTGTTGATATGCTGGCCGAGATGATAGAACAACCGGATTATTCACCTGGGGTAATCTTGGACCCGTTCATGGGCAGCGGCTCAACCGGAGTGGCCTGCGGCAACCTTGGCCGGAAGTTTATCGGCATTGAGCTTGATCGCGATTACTACCACATAGCGCGAAAGCGAATTGCCGAAGCGTACAAAACAAAGGCCCCATAACGGGGCCTTTTCGCTACTAAGCTAATATTGTGTTATATTATTACAGTTTATTTGTGTTGTTATAACATAACACTTCCCGCGCCGTTACGCGCATAGTAGTTGTTACCGGTAACATTAAATCAGGTATTGACGTCTATAAATAATAGCATACTATTATCTCGAAGGTGCGGCGCTGGGCGGCACGAGATAGGAGATACGGAAATGAGCACGGTTTGCACTCTTGTCAAATCCAACATGATGCGCGGTGGTTTCTTGGCTAAAGACGCAAACATGGAAACATTTGCAACATGCGCGAAAATCCTAAGAACCGAGGATGACGCACATAGAGGGATGTATCGGATTTGCTTCACAAAAGGAATTCTGCAAGGACACACTACTTACGCGGAAAATTTTGAACACTTAAATGACAAATGTTCCGTTATCGCACGTGAATATTTCAACTAAAACTAAGGCCCCATAAAGGGGCCTTTTCTCATTTGCTCTGGTACACCTCCCGCACCTTCTCAAGCCACTGGTCGTCCTTGTCCGTCTTGGTGGACTTCACCACACTTTCGGCAACCTTGAAGAAGGCCCAGGCGATCATCTGCTCACTGGCCAGCGCCACCAGGAGCCGGGTAAGGAAGGCGGTCGCGCCCCTCACGACTAATCCTACGATGAACGGCATATCATACCCCCTCGATTTGGAAGTGCGGCCCGTCGCGGAAGGACGCCCAATCCCCACCCCAGGTTATGACGACCCCCAGCCCCTTGGCGCACTCCTTGAACACGTCCGCCACTTTGCGGTAATTCTCGAAGTCCCAGTTCGCCTTCCCGTCGATCAAGACGCAGATGTCCACCGCCTGGCCGATGATGTGGCGAGACTTCATGGTCTGTGACTTCTTCTGCGCCACCAGCTCCCGCTGCCGTTCGATGGTGCGCAGTCCTTCGGTGATGGAGAAGTCGAGCGGCGACCGGGTGACCGCCAGCTTAACCACCTTCACCAGGTCGGGGTGGACCCCGGCCATCCGGTCTATGCTACGCTGTGACAGTTTGAACCCCATATGGGCCTCCTTGTTTGCGGATGTATAGTAAATACCCGTATACTTCGCTAGACATAGCTAGGTTTCCGTATACTCACGGCAATCATACACCAACGAGGATTTCAATATGGCTCTCAAGAAGAACAAGAAAGACCCTGGCGCTACCAAGACCCCTAGCGCGGCGGGTAACGGCTCGCAGCGTCCTAAGGCGGGCCGTGCCGCCGGTAATGGCTCACAGCGACCCCGCAAATGAGCCTGAACGACATCTTATTCGCCCTGGTGTGCCTGGCCGCCGTCTATGCGCGGTCGGTGTCCGCCGCGCTGTTCTGTGCGGCCTACGCGCTGCACTCGTTCTACAGCCCCGCCATGGAGCAGTGGATGCGGTATACCACTCTCATCCTCATCGACTCGGCAACCGCCTTCACCGTTGTCGCCATCAAGCGCCCATCCAGGGCCAGTGTAATCACCGGCGTGTCATCTGGAGTCTTCCTCGCTGTGAACGTGGCGGGCTTCATCGCCTGGTATCTCTATCTCCCACCCGCCACTTATGACGCGGTTTGCTCAGTTGTCTATATCGCCATGGGTGCGGCGCTCATCAACGAGGGTTCGAATGGCCGCCGACTGGCTTTACATGATATGGGTGCTTCTTCTGCTGGTGCTCCTGTGCATAAGGGTGTGGGTGTGCATCATAAGGATGTTGATCAAATATGAGCGTGATAAGCAAGCTGATGGCGTCAGCACAGACGACTCTGGGTGACGCCAGGGTGGCCGCAACGATTGGCACCAGCACGACGGGCCTGAGCGTCGCCCAGGTGATGGGCTGGCTCCAGTCCAATATCGGGTTCGTGGGCGCGATTGCCGGTGTTGGGCTGACCCTGGTTACCATCTGGGTGCAGGTGCTCAACGCGAGGAAGGCCAGCGCCGAGTTGGAGCTGCTACGACGGCAGCTAGAAGATTAATGTGACGAAGGCCCCAGATTGGGGCTTTTTACTGCTTGACGTATGGTTAATAGAATACTAGCATTCAGACATCAACAACGCAGAGGGGTAGAGGTATGAACGGTTATGAGGTGGTCGATAACAATTTTAATACGGTATGCACGGGGTCGCTATTTGAATGCGAGGCGTGGGTAGAAGAATTCGGCTGGAACAATGAGGCTTACTACCACATTAGGCCGGTGAAATGAAACGCATAACTAACCGAACCGCGCTCATGGTAGCGCAGGACTTAGCTCAACTGGCGCTGGCTGCTACTGGCTGGCGTCGCCAAGTGTACTGGCGTGCCGCAATGGGCGAGATGCGCCGGGCTTATAACCTGGAGGTAGGACAGTGAAAATCAGCAACAGCAAGAAGCAACTGGCCGAGATTATCCATGAGAATGGGGGCTGGCGTGATGGGGCGGAATCTGCGGCGCAGTGTAGCAACGGAGAGGTTAGCTTCTGGCACGATATAGCAACGAGACAGCCAGGAGAGGACTGGTGCGGTAGTTATCTTGGGGCTTGTGATGACATTGAGTTTACGGGGGTCAAACTGCCAAACTGGCCCCGAACAATCCTCTCTCGTGACGAGTATTTCCACCTGTATCCAGCGCCGGTGGAAGTGGTAGTCGAAAACAAAACCGCCTGCCACCTGACCGTGACTGATAAGCCGACCATCGAACATCTGGCCGCAGACTACCGCAACGCCAAGGACTACGCCGACCGCAAGCAGCAAGAGGCTGATGCCGCGAAAGCCGATGCCGAGGCCAAGCTGGCCGAGCTGGTTGCCGCTGGTACGGCGCTCGGGTTGGTGTTGAGTGTTGCGGGTGCCGAGCCAGAGTTGGTGATTACTGACTGGCGGGATTTGCGGGTCGGGGACGTAATTGAGTGTGTATCGGTTTGCTTGGAGGATAACGGGGCCGAGATGTTTGACGAAGACAAGAGACATCACGGAAAGGTATGCAGCGTAATCGGGTTCGGGGTAGGCGGGGTTAATCACATCAATACAGATATCGACGGGGGGCTATACATTCAAGACTTCAAATTCATCCGCCGCCCCGCCAAAGGTGGCGCCAATGCCTAGCCTCTTCGCCATTGCCGTAATCGGCCAACGCGGGCAACTGGTAACGCCCGAGGACACACCATGGTTCAGGGAGTTGACGTGGGGTAAAGCGCTGGTGGCCGGGATTGAGGTGTGCGATTTTCTCCCCCTCTTTGGGCGACACACCCGAGCCGCTGAGATGTTTGACGCACCGGATATTCTGCGCGACTACGTGCGCCACACGGCAACCGAGAATATCTTTCTAATCGGCGGCGCCAAGACCTTCGACAAGTTCGCCTGTGTAGTCGATAGGTGGTACGTGAACAAAATCAACTACGACGGCCCGGCGGATTCGTGGTTTAATCCGATGTGGCTAGTTGCAGAATCCTGCTAGTCGTGTATAGTTGGTTTCGACGAGATAGCCGAGCCCACCAAGCTCTCTCACAGACAGGAGGTGATCCTATCTCAAGCCGGTGGTATTCCGGTAAGCTCCGAGCACCGTCGAGACGATGGGGTGGAGAGCACACAACGGAAGTTGCATTGTTAACCGGCTTGGGCCGGAGTAAGAAAGGGTCGCAACCTTTGCGGTGCAACTTCCGTTGTGATGTGTAACTCGACGGACAAACGCACGACCATTGCAACACGACCCCGACCTCTACGCCCATTTGCTCACGTCGGGGTTATCTCCTTCCCCTCCCTCAATTTCCCCTATACAATCGAACCTAGATGTGCTGGGCACGTCGTATCGTGTTGCGATGGTCGCGACGCCATAAGCCAAGAGGTTCATCACATGAAAATCGGCAAACCCAAGCCTAAAGGCGTTGCCGGAGTTGCGCCACGGCGAAAGAGGGGCGACCCTAAGCCGGAGGGTTACAGATTTGGCCGCCCGACATCGTACCGACCAGAATACTGCGAATCCTTGGTGCGCTATTTTGACCGCAAATCGTGGTGTGTAGTCACCGACGCTAAAGGTACTCAGAAGGTGATGCCGAAGGACGACATCCCTATTCTAGACCGCTGGTGTTTGGCCGTTGGTGTGCCGTGTCGCACAATTTACGACTGGATTAAGGCCCACCCCGAGTTTGCCGACGCGCACGAAACCGCAATGGGTCTCCAGAAAGCCTTCCTGATTGAATCCGGTATCGTTCACGGCTCGGGCGGCTTCGCCTCGTTCATGCTCAAGTGCGTCCACGGTATGCAGGAGCCGAAGCAAGAGAGCCCTACCGAGAACCTCGCGCAGCAGCTTGGCGAGCTGATAGGGAAACTCCCGTCATGAGTAACATCATGCTAGAGCGCCAGCGGGCGCGATGGTACGAGCTGAAAGACCACCCAGTACAACTTCGCCTAATCGCTGCTGTTGGTAACGGTCGGCGCTTCCCCCTCGTACCTGCTGGCCGCCGTTCGGGTAAGACCGAGCGATTCAAGCGGTTTCTGGTGAAGCAGGCATACAAGATCCCAGGGATGTACTTCGCCGCAGCGCCGACCCATGCGCAGGCCAAGAAGATATTTTGGGACGACCTCAAAGCCTTCTCCCTCTCGGCAGCACATGAGCGCCGCCCATCTGAGTCCGACCTGATTATCTACCTGCCGAACGGCTCGGAGATTCACGTCATCGGCTTGGACAAGCCACAGCGCATCGAGGGTATCCCGTGGACAGGCGGCGGCATCGACGAATTCGCCGACGTTAAGCCAGAATCGTGGGAGGCCAACATCTACCCGGCGCTTAACACCGTAAACCCGACCAGACCGGATTACCGTGCCTGGTGCTGGCTGCTGGGGGTGCCGGACGGCCTGAACCACTATTACGACCTGTGCCAAGCAGCCGAGGCCGGGGTGTCGGACGATTACGAAGTGTTCCACTGGACGACCGCCGAGATATTCCCAGAGATGGCCGCCGAAGCTCGCAAGATTATGAGCCGCAAGCAGTACAATCAAGAGTTCGAGGCCAGCTTTGAGACCGCCAACGGCAAAATCTACGAAGATTACTCCAAGGACAACTACACCAACGCGACAATCGAGCCTCATGAGGCGCTGCACTGGATGCATGACCAGAACTTCACGCCGCTGTCGTCGTCGGTTGCCGTGATACGCAACGGTGCTGATGTATATCTGCTCGATGAAATCGTGCTCATCAGCGCGGTGTCGCGTCAGTCCGCGCTTGAGTTCGTGGAGAAGTTCAAGGAACACAAGAACAAGCATGTTTACATCTACGGCGACCCTGCGGGGCGCGCCGGAGAGAAGCACGGGCACAACTCTGACTACAACGACATTGAGGACGTGCTACGAGCGTCTGGCTGGACGTTTGAGCGTCGTGTTAAGCGGGCGCACCCAGCCATCAAAGACCGTCAGAACGCCGTGCGGGCTAAGATTAAGACCGCTGATGGTGCCGTGAGTCTGTACGTCAACCCGCAAACCGCGCCGTGGAGCCACAAGGGCCTCGCCACTGTGCAGTTACAGCAGGGCTCAGCGTTCCAGGAAGACCAGAAGAACCAGTACCAGCACATAACAACGGCAATTGGCTACTTTGTCGATTACCTGTACCCTGTAAGCAACAAGGCCCCGGTGCACATACCGGTCTCTTTTGCTTTATAGCGAGGATTTATGACAGCAAACGTAAACTACGGTGCCGGGGTCAAGACCCGCCACCGCGATTTCACCAACGCTTTCGGCCCGTGGCAGAAGGTGCGCCACGCCGTTTCTGGCGACCTTGTAAGCTACCTGCGCGACGTCGGCAAGAATGAGCCTGACCCTGAATATGGCCGCGCCCGCCAGAAGGAATATGAAGACGGGGCGATTTGCTACAACTTCACCAAGCGCACCTTGTCCGGCATGGTCGGCGCGGTGATGCGCAAGGAGCCCGAGCAGACCATCCCCGCTAAGCTGGAGTACCTGCTGGAGAACGCTGACGGCTCAGGTGTCGGTCTGTGGCAGCAAGCCCAGGACACCCTTGGCGAAATCGACTCTGTAGGCCGTGGCGGCCTGCTGGTGGACGCGCCGAACGTGCAGGCGGCTACCATGGCCGAGCAGAACGCCGGGCTGCTGAATCCGGTGCTGGCCTACTACACGGCAGAGAACATTATCAACTGGCGCACCGAGCGAGTCGGGTCGGTGAATCGCGTCGTGATGGTTGTGCTGCGCGAGGAATACGAGTATCAGGATGGTGCGGACGAGTTTTCTTACCTCATCGGCGAGCAGTACCGGGTATTGGATGTCATCGAAGGTAAGTACCGCCAGCGCCTGTACAAGTTCGACCAGAAGGGCGCACTCCTGACAGGTAAAGCGGAAGAGGTATTCCCACAACTCGGCAGCCTTGAACCGGGTGTTATCCCGTTCACATTCATCGGCGCGACCAACAACGACCACACCATTGACGATGCGCCGCTGCTGCCGTTGGCGGAGCTAAACATTGGGCATTTCCGCAACAGCGCGGACAACGAGGAGAATATCTTCGTCACGGGCCAGGTGATGCTCACTATCTCGCCGTCGGATCAGTTTGGCGTTGAGCGGTGGAAAGAGGCTAACCCGAATGGTGTCAAATTCGGCGCGCGGGCCGGTCTGAACCTCGGCCCTGGCGGTAGTGCTCAACTGCTGCAAGCCAACCCCTCTACGGCAGCCCGACAAGGTATGCTGGACAAGGAGCAGCAGGCCATCCAGATTGGTGCCCAGCTCATCACCCCGAGCCAGCAGATTACCGCCGAGTCCGCGCGGCTCCAGCGTGGCGCTGATACGTCCGTGATGGCTACTATCGCCGGGAACGTGTCGCAGGCGTATACCCAGGCGCTGAAATGGGCTGCTGCGATGGTCGGTGCGCCGGATGCGGGTATCGAGTTCAAGCTGAATACCGATTTCTTCTTGCAACCTATGACCTCCCAAGACCGCGCCGCATGGATGGCGGATATTAACGCCGGGCTCCTCCCTGCAACCGCCTACTACGCCGCCTTGCGTCGTGCTGGCGTGACCGAGTGGAGCGATGCGGACATCAAGGACGCCATCGCAGACCAGCCGCTGCCGAGTGCGCAACAGGCGCAGGACGTGAACGGAGAGATTCCAGCGACTGCGCAGGAGTGAGAAAGGCCCCGTTATGGGGCCTTGTTGTATCTCGCCAGTCTGGCGCGGTAGCGTTTAATCCACCTTGGCAGCCGGTCGTCCCACTTTCGCCACTCTGTGTACCCGTCGAACGTCTCTAGGAAGATGGCGGGCTCCGTGAAACTGTGCAATTCCTTCTCCCATTCCGCGATTAGGCTGCCGTCATCGTCGTGGAGCAGCTCGATGCAGTTCCACTCGAACGGTGTGTTGCGGCGCAATTGGGCGTGTCGCTGTATGTGATCGTTGCTGATTCCGATCTTAACCATAGATCCGCATTCGCTGCGGAGAATGTATAGCGTAGCTGGCTTTGCGGGGGTGTATCCGTATTTTGTACACTTAGGGCACCCCTGTCCATGGTTCAGCAAGTTACATACACTGGCGACCCATTCGCAACCATCTACAGCACAGCGGCAGATAGCTTTGGATTTGGCGTTAATATAACTACCATCAGCCCAGCGAACGAACGAGATATATGGTAGTGAGTTTATTTTGGCTATTCTCTCGTTAGCCGGTGTGCGCCTTTTAGTGGCCCTAGATACAGACCCGCACTGCATGCAGCCATAACGGTTGTTGACCAAATCATTAACCGAAGACGACCACTCAAAACCGTCAACCAGACATCGGCACACAGCCTTAGACCGACTACCTAGATACCCACCATCCCAGCGAACAAATTCTATATCCGGCAACGCATTTATTTGGGCAATCCGCTCGCAAGCTGTCCAACGGCGTAGGTTTACGCACTGCGGGCACCCTCTACCGCCGTTTAGTAGGTTATGTACGCGAGACGACCATTCATAACCATCAAGTTCACAACGGCAGACAGCCTTAGAATTGGAGTTACGATATAACCCTTCCCACCTGACGAAGGAAATGTTAGGCAATGCATTGATTTGCTGAATGCGTGTTTCTTCGGGGATAAGTTTCATGGCGGCCTCTCAGTAGGCTCTCAGTGAAGGTGTGCGGAAGGCGTGCTGAGTCACGCTTTTCAACTGGCCGGTCTATCCGCACCACCAAAATACATCTAATCCACCTGTTAGTCTACCTGTTACGACCCCCGTGCGGTACACTTGGCGCACACAAGGAGATTCACTATGGCTTTGATTGAATCGTTCATATCCCACCAAATCTGGCTCCAGCGCAACGCCTCGCATGAAGTTTCTGAATTGCGCCCGTTCATCGAGCAGATGCGCCAGGAGGTCAAGCAGGCGGTGCTGGCTTTCGGCGACGAGAGCCGCACACGGGCACGCTTGAACAAGATGCTCAAAGACCTGACCGAGGCGCTATACGCCATCGGCAACGACTGGGGCGAGAAGCTGGTTGTCGATTTGCAGGAGCTGGCGAAATACGAGGCCAAATGGACGGCGGAGACGATGGCCGACAGTACCGGCGTTAACTTCACCACGCCGACGCCGGAGCAGGTCTGGAGCGCCGTCAAGTTCAACCCCCTGGCACTGGACGGGAAGCCCGTTGATTTCGCCAAGCTGATGGCCGGATGGGAAGAGACAGAAGTCGCCCGCCTGGTGCAGGGCGTCAAATCCGGTTTCGTGCAAGGACAGACCACACGGCAGATTGTCAAGAACGTGGTCGGCCCCGGCGGCCTTGGCGATGTGTCCGAGCGCCACGCCGCAACGGTCGTGCGCACCGCGCTGAATCACGTATCGACTCAAGCGCGGCTGATGACGCTGGAGAAGAACAGCGACGTTGTTGAGCGTTACGAGTGGGTCAGCACCCTGGACAGTCGCACCTCGACCATCTGCCGCGCAAGGGACGGCCAGAAGTACGAATTCGGCAAGGGGCCGCTGCCTCCCGCGCATCCGAACTGCCGAAGCGCCATTGCCCCCGTCGTTTCATCCGAGTTCGATTTCCTCGACGCTGGCGCGAAGCGGGCCGCACGTGGCGCGGACGGCGGTATGCAGATTGATGCAAACACGACATACTATGATTTCCTGAAACAGCAACCTGCATGGTTTCAGAATGAAGCCCTCGGGCCTGTGCGCGGGGCCATCTTCCGCAATGCGGGGATGTCCGCCGAAGAATTTAGATCTGCATCCGTCGACGGCTTCGGCAGGCCGCTGACGTTGAAAGAGATGGCCGAGACCGATAAAAGAGTCAGAGATTACCTGAAAGGAGAGTGACGATGAGTGGGTTTTTCCAAGTGACCGACGCCCCCGAGCGCCGGGTTGTGCAGTACAAGTGGGTCAATGCGCCGGGTGTCGGCGTGGTGTTCCTTGACGATGAGGCCGTGCTCGGCGCACCGGTCGACGACATGCCGTTCGCCGACAAGACCGGTATCGGTGTGACTGGCGGCGGTGTGCTGTTCGAGGTGCCGTACCTGCCGGACGCTGGCCGGGTGTATTTCGCAGTGCAGCCAGAGGATTGCGCCGTCGGTGCTACACTCACGGCAACCGCGAAGGCCGGCCAAGCGCCGTACACCTACCAATGGTATCGCGACGACAAGCAGGTCGTGAACGTGCCCGAGAGTGAGGGCGAGCTGGTTGCCGGTGTTGCTGGTAGCTACTGGGTCGTCGTGACTGATGCGAGTGGCGAGCAGGCCGTGAGTAAGGCCGTAACCGTAGAATGAGAAAAGGCCCCGTTATGGGGCCTTGTTGTTCTATAAGTCACATACCTCTCCCGTTCTCATACATGAAGTAATCATTAAGCTCGCGGAGCAGCATATCTGCTTGGCGTTGATGGTACTCCATTTCTTGTATCTTATGGTCCCGCGTCCATTCTTCCCACGGGGTTAGCGTCCCGTGCGCGGCGGCATCTATAAGCTCCACACCTGAATCCCGAGGGGTCGTGCAGTAAAACACCTCACGGACTCCGCTACCGCGGGCATGACTCACTTCAAGCTTACGGAAGCCCTGTGGGTGATTGTTGGCTGCATACCAGCTTGCACAGTGCGGGCAAAACATATTTAACGCCCTATCCGGTTCAGGCTCTCCCACCATGCTCATATCTCACCCTCCTACCTTGTCAATTAATAACTGCGTCACGCCGACGCTCAAATCTTCGGCAACTTCCGCCGTATCTAACAGCCCCCACACGCCGGTTGATGTGAACAGCCTCATGGCGGTCTCTTCGTCGAGGAAGTCGCCCGCCGTCGCAATCCACCCCAGGGTGAGCAGGTGCTTGCGGTTCACATTATCACGCATGAATGCCATGTGCGCCTTGTTCAGCGAGTCGGCTATGTTGCGCTGCCGTATCTTCTGACCAATGGCCCACAGTTCGCCCTTGATGTACTCATCGCCGTTGGGGCCTCTGCACAGCGCATACAAGCCGATTCGCCATTGTATTGGTGTCTCACTAACGGCAGTGGCTTGAACGATGTCCAGCCGCTTCTCCTTGAGCGTGGCGCGGTTGTGGACTTGCACCTTCGGCGTAACCCCGGCGATGAACATGATCACGTTGTCGCGGGTCAGGCGCTCGCCCATTGCAGTGAGCATCTTTACCTGACGGGCCTTCTCGGCAGGCGTCAGGGTTTTCTTGGTTCGGGTTCTAATCATAATTCCGCCCTCTGTGAATCTGAAACCAATCATAAACCAGCATTCACTATTACTCAAGCCCTATTATTACTACAATTCTAGCATACATATATAAGCGCTAAAACTGCATAAGTAACAGGGAGGGCGTTTTACGTGCTAGAAAACAAGGGATTTTCTCTTTCCCTTCTCCTTTCAATAACTTAGGTAATATATTGCCGTATGGGAGAGAAAAAGGGATGACCTCTATGAGAGGGGATGTAGGGAATACGTATTCCACTACTCCCTACTCCTCCCCTCTATAGGTTAGGGGTTGAACGAATTGCGCTCCTTTACGGCAGCTACCCATTTGCCCGCTGCTGCGCCCTGGCGTAAACTCGTACAGAACAACTGGAGGCGTTATGATGAACATCCGTCTTTACCTCGCCACCGTCGCGGTGCTGGCCCTGGCTGGTTACGGCTGGGGGCTCTGGCAACACCACACCGGATGGGTCGACGGTCGTGACGCGCTTATAGCCGAGCAGTCAGAGGCCGCCGAGAAGCTGCGCCAAGAGAACACCCAACGGCAGCAGGTCGAAGACACCAAGGCCGCTGCTGTTGAGAAGCAGGGTGAAGCTAAAACCGTAACCATAACCAAGGAGCTAATCCGCTATGTGCAGATACCCGGTCGTAATGTTTGCCTGTTCGACGACCGTCGCCTGCGCATCAAAGCCGATGCCGTCGCCAACGCCAATTTTGCAAGCGGATTTGATGCGCCGCCCGTGCCAGTTGGAAATGCCGGTAAGTGATGCCGACGAGGATTTGGCTATCGACGTGCAAAACATGGAGTGCGTCCGCCAGCTCAGGCTCCAGGTGTACCGCCTGCAAGGCTGGGCGCGAATTGCCGCCGGTGTTGCGCGGTAGCACGTATAGGGTTAACATTCAATACAAGTGCGAGCTGGGCTCGCGTAACCACGTCCAGGGGACATACTGATGAGCGAAGTGATTGACGACCAAGTACAAGAGCAGCCGAAGACCTACACCCAAGAGGAGGTTGACGCGCTGGTACACGGCTTGAAATCCAACAACGAAAAACTGTTGTCGGAGAAAAAGGCCGAGGCGAAAGCCAAGCAAGAGGCCGAGGCCGCGCGGATTAAGGCCGAGCAGGAGCAGGCCAAGAAATCCGGCGAGCTGGAGCAGTTCGAGCAGTCGTTGCGTAAACAGTATGAACCTGTGATTGCCGAGAAGGATGCCAAGCTGACCGCGCTGGCTAATCGCATCCTCGGCAGCGAACGTAAAGCCGTCATGGGCGACGTGCTGGCGAAAGGCAAATTCATCGATGCCGCCGCCGCCGACCTGCTCGGCCAGTTCGTGAAAACTGAATTTGACGGTGATGCCGTCGTGACCAAATTCGTAGGAGCCGATGGGCAAGTCATTACGACCGACCCTGACAAGTTCATCGACTACTGCAAGAAACATCCTGTAATTTCGCATCTGATGCAAGCGGATGCGGCTTCCGGCGGCGGGGCTGGCGGAAACAAGAATCCTGGCGGGGCTGGGAAGAGTATGAAACGAAGCGATTTTGACAACCTCAACCCGAATGCCAAACGCCAATTCATGGTGTCTGGCGGCACTCTCACTGAATAAGGATCTAAGAGATGGCTAACACCCTGACCGGACTTATCCCGTCCATGTATAACGCTCTGGACGTCGTGTCCCGAGAACTCACCGGCATGATCCCGGCGGTAACGCTGGATGCCACCCACACCCGCGCCGCTGTCGGCCAGCAGGTTGTGTCCCCCGTGACTCCGGCTGCCGCCGCGACTGACATCACCCCGAACGTCACCCCGCCCAACGACGGCGACCAGACCATCGGCAACACCGTGATGACCATCACCAAGGCTCGCCGTGTTCCTATCCGCTGGAACGGCGAAGAGCGTCTTGGCGTGGACAACAACGGCGCACAGTTCAACGTCATTTTCCGCGACCAGATGGCCCAAGCCATGCGCACCCTGGCCAACGAGATGGAACGCGACCTGTGTCTGCTGGCTGCCAGTGCGGGCCGCGCCTACGGCACCCCCGGCACAACCCCGTTCGCCACCAACACCGCTGACCTGATGCAGGCCCGCAAAATCCTGGTGGACAACGGCGCACCCATCTCCGACCTGCAAGCGGTTATCGACACCACTGCGGGCGCGAACCTGCGCACCCTGTACGGTATCAACACCAGCCGCGACTGGTCGCAAGTGCCGATGAACCAGCGCGGCGTGCTGGTCACTCCGCACGATATGGCTGTGCGCGAATCCTCGCAGATTATCACCCCGTCTGTGGGCACCGGCGCGGGCGCGACCACCAACGCCGCCGGGTACGCTGTTGGCGCGACCACCATCACCCTGGCTTCTGCGGGTACTGGCACCATCCTGGCAGGCGACATCATCACCTTCGCGGGCGATACCAATAAGTACGTCGTGGCGTCCGGTGATACCGATGTGTCCAACGGCGGCACCATCACCCTGGCGCAAAACGGTCTGCGCAAAGCCATCCCGGCAGCAGCCACCGCTATCACTGTGGTTTCGGCTGGCCCGCGTTCTCTGGTGTTCGCCCGTTCCGCCATCGCACTGGCTACCCGCGCCCCGGCGCTGCCGGTTGGCGGGGACTCTGCGGTTGACCGCATGATGATCACCGACCCGGTGAGCGGCTTGACCTTCGAGGTCTCCATGTACGCCCAGTACCGCCAGATGCAGTACGAGGTTGCGGCTGTTTGGGGCACCAAGATGGTCAAACCCGAACACGCGGCGCTGCTGCTCGGCTAACCATTAGCAAGCGGGGTTCGCCCCGCTTTTCTCTAATCAGGAGTTGTCATGGAAACCATCAAAGTCAAACCGTGGGGCGAGGGACAAGGCGATTACGTCGTTATCAACGCCGAGGATTTCGACCCCGAGCACCACGAAAAACTGGAAGACGAGCCGAAGCGCACCCGCCGCCGCCGCACCGAGGCCGAGGAGTAATCTATGGCTCTGGTCGTGGAAGATGGCACCGGTAAAAGTGACGCAGATTCGTATGTCAGCCTAGCCAACGCTCGCGCCCTTGCGGCGAGCTATGGGCTGGCGCTTCCTGCTGATGACACCGCCGCCGAGGCAGCACTGCGCAATGGGGCTGTTTATGTCGGCCTGCAAGAGCCGTTCATGTGTGGTCGTCGCGTCTCGGCTTCGCAGACGCTGGCGTATCCGCGCCAAGGCGTTTCACTGTACGGCTTCGCACTTGCATCCGATGTCATCCCGCCGCAGGTAACCCATGCCCAGGTCGTCGCGGCTGTCGAGTA